ATACTCTTTAAGATATTTTTCACAAGATGGATTCATATATTTAATTACAGATTTTAAATCTATGATTAAAACCATTGTTTTTAGATTATCACAAATTAATTTAAAGAATTTGAATAGGGGTCCTATCTCATCATATTTTATTTCTTCTGCAAGTTCTTTGGTTAATCTTTTGAGATTATTAATTGTGTTATCTATGTCTGACATATCCCTTACCAATGTCTTCCACCAGAATACGGAATCCACATATTATGATGATAATCGTAGGTGTATAAAGCAACTCCTAATATGTTACCAGCAGAAATTCCTGATACCTCAAATCCAGTTAAATTTACTACTCTATCTGTAGGACTATATGTATCAGAAATCCCACTCATTCTATAAGTTCCAATTAAACTCATTTTCTCTCTCACAATTTTACATCAAAACATTATTTTAATTTACTAATGAATAATTTTTGGGATTCATCTCTAAATTCATCTTTACCAAATCTATCTACATTCTCTGCTGGGACTAAATAACTATATCCACAATCAGCATGAAGAATGCTATCCATTGGTCTTGGATCTGATATTGCTTTCCAGATTTCCCAACGAGCTGATGAATTCTCTCTCTTTAAACATTTAACAGTGAATTTACCCTCAAAGATTCCTTCTTTTCCTTTTGTTCTCTCCATAAACATTTCGTGGAGATCATGCCTCTCACAACCAGTTTGAATATTACCCATCCAAATTAATGCCATATAAGACCAAGTAGTTTTAGTAGCTCCAATTCCACCGGGTTCTATCCAATAAGAGCCTTCAGGAACTATTATTTCTTCAGCTAATTTGGCTCCTTCTTCATTGATTGCTGGATATTTTAAACCTTCATCGGTTTCTATTTCCTCTGAGTAATACTTTAATTCTTCTGGTGGCTCTCCACTAGGTTTACTAACAACCATTGAATGTTGTACATTCTCCACCCCACCAGCAGTTTCTCTTTTTTCTCCTTTCATCATCCTTATCATGCTTTGGATATCATTTTCTGTAATAACGTATTGAACTAGTTTATCTAATCCTGGATAGCTAATTCTTAAATCCATATGGACCGAATGACCCAATAATCCTTGCCAAAGTGGAGTTTCTTTATTCTTTATCTTTTCATAGGTTTCTGGAGGGATCCCACGGAAATGCATTTGGACCCATCCTTCTCCATTTTTCTGATTTATATATAAGCTTTTAGGAAGAGGCTTATTTGGCTGGGCTAGTTCTTTATATATCTTTCCTGGAATCCTTTTCTTTTCTACCCACTCTAAGATTTCCTCTTTAGCTATTTCAGCTAATCTCATTATATCTGCTATAGATATGGGATATTTATAGGAGAGACTTTTAGATTCTAATACTTCCTCTCCAGGTTCTTCTCCTCTTGGTTCTATATTCCCTGATGGGCCAATATCAACTTGCTGCATTTCTGGGTTTAATTCAGATTGTTCAATTCTTGATATTTCTTCTATAGGCATTCTTTTTGGTTGGAATTGTGATAATTTATCTAACACCTCATAGGAATCAGATACATTCTTTTCTGGAATAGATTCTAAGACCCTATTAATATATCCTCTATAATATGGATAACCATCATTTTCTTCTTTAAGGACTTCTTCTGATGCTACTCTAAGGACTTCTCCTATCTCACATTTTATCTTAGAGTTATCTGTTTTTCCATATGAGCTAAGAAGATTCCCTTCTACTTTAATATTATTTGGCAGATGATTATATATCTCCTCAGTAACATTTATTCCAAGGAAATAATTCCAGACATCATCTTGCTCTTTTACTAATTTTTTATCGTAGACTAAACTATCTACTTCATAATATTTCTTCAATTTACCCCATCCGTGGTTAGTGGGATATTCATATTGATAATTTAAATCTTTAATCATTACTCCCTCAGCTATATATTTTGGGAGTCCTATTTTGGATTCTAATATATTATTTATAATTTCATTAATCTTATTTATATCAGAGCCATCTACTATGAAAGCATTTTCGCTCTGTTTTTCTATCCAGATATGCTCTGTTGGTTTTATCTGTTGGAGGTATTCTAATCTCTCATGTAGAGGTTGGTTCCTTATATCCTGTCCTTCAAAGAAAAGAACATCAAATATGAATACATTAGCATATTCAGCTAGCTTCTCTGGTGGAAAGTTAGTTGCGTTAAGTAGTGAGTTTGCTGTGGTTCTATGAAGAATCTCATTACCTTTTACGGCTATAAATTCTCCATCTATTACTGTGTTGTCTGGCAAACTCCTTAGTTCGTCAGCAATCATGGGAAGTCTGTCTTTAACGTCAGGAGACTTCTTTTTAAGCATTTCTGGATCTACATAGATGAAAGGCTCATTATTTATCTTACCAAGTGATAGTCTTAAACCATCGCATTTGATATCTATTAATAGTCTTCTGTCAGCCCATTTGGATGATTCCAATTCTTCCTTCAGTGCATTAGCTTCAAACCTATAAAAAGGTTTTGCGGTTGAATAATAGTCCGGACTCAAATCAGACCTTTTTTTAGTTCATCTAAAACTTTCTTTAATTCTGCTAATTCAGCTTCTAATTCTTCTATAGATTTAACACCTGATGGAGTTTTACCTCCAGTTGCTTCTCTATATTTTTCATAACACATTCGCTGAACTTGTTCTTTAGGTCTATCTGGACTATGCTCAGTTTCAAATGCTATGCATCTAGAAACATATGTTTGCTCATCTTCATTTGGATTTACATCTGGTAATTTTTTTTCCTCTATTTCTCCCATCTCTTCACCTCCTTCTCCTCCTCTATATCCAGAAGCATGAGCTGCAGCCCCTTGAGCATCTGCTTTGGCATGAGCTCTCTTGCTACCTTCCTCATCTCCTCTAGTATAGGTATAGCACTTTCCATGGCCACCCCATTTCCACCCTGGTTTACCATCTTCTTCGCATGGATGAGTTGGCATTAAATCACTCTATAATTATCTTTAGAACAATATAGCCTACAGCTATTGCTGTTAAGATTACCCAAGCTATCTTTACGAATATGTTGTTTATATTTAAATCCTTAGATTTCATATTAATATTTTTTAACATTTATTATGTGACAATGATGATGGTCAAATATTCTTCTTGGTTTACATCTTAGAGTTATACCACCACCAAACATTCTCTTGCTTCTATATAGGATTCTTCCCCATGCTTCCTTTGGTATGGTAGTTACATGTTCTTTATATACTACCATTGGAATTTTACATGAGAGACAATCAACAATTATAAACTCTGAATTTGGGATATCACTAGGATCTTCTGGCCAATATAACTTAGTTTTAGTATTCTTGGTAAGAAATATATCGCAGAGAGGACAACCCTTCACTCTTATTATTTGCTCCATTATTTAGTCTCAAGATATCTGATGGTCTTGCCATTTTCAGTTTCTAATATAAGATAATCCTTAATATTACATAATGCATTCCATTTACAATGATTGCATTCTTTTTTATAGTTCTTGCATTTCTTAGAAAATGAGCACTCTATTAATTGTCTTTTCATAGTTAGAACTTTCCTGGACCAGAGCCTTCTGGGTTTATCCTTGTATTTTTATCTGCTGGCATCAATACTATTGCTGCTCCCATAAATTCAATATTAGAAGCATATCTTTTATTATCTTTATTATTCCAATAGTCTTCAGTTGTTATTTCTACTGATAACCAATTCACAAGACCATTATCTATTTGAGCTATAACGTCTCTAGCAGCTTGTGTTATTGGAAAGATATATAAATCTCCTTTAAGGCAGCCATCTCTGAAAATTGGATTCTTTACAAATCCTAGCCTTTTAAGAACTTCAAATGAGTGATCTAGATTAAGATAGTTATTAGACCAATTTGAAGAGCCTTTGGATATTTCAGCTTTTGTATACATAATTGGACTTCTAGAAATTGAATCTGTAAATTCTCCTTCTGTTAGTAATACTGCTTCTCTATATATTCTAACATCTGTAGACTTTGATATTATTTTCTCATTATACTCAAATGGTATAACTGGAAAATGTAAGTTTCTTTCATTCTTTTTACACATTCTCTTGATTTCCTCTATTATTCTCACCTCCATCTGATGGTGGTGTTTCATTAGGAACATTTTCTTGTGGCTTTGGTTGAGGTTGTGGTTGCTGTGGTTGAGATGGTCCTTCTGGAGTAACTACTGCAAGATCATCTCCACCTTTTATTGGCGGATAACCAAACATATGTCTAACTTCATTTACAGAGAAAGGTTTTATTTCTCCTCTTCTGATATCATATCCTCTTAAGAGATCACCAAGCCATTTAGCCTTTACAGCCTCATCTGCATCTGTAACAGAATTAAACTTCATTTTTACAATATTAGGATAAAAACCATTTTTCTGTAATATCTGGTTTATTAAATCTGTTCTAATTTGCTCAGAAACTTTTGTCTGTATAGATTGTATAAATCTTTCATACATAACTTCCTTTATCTTTGCAGTGGCTTCTGTACTTCCTTTTCCTAAACCTAATGCCTCTTCAGGACAAAGCATACCTATTACAAGTTGAGTTTGGAATAGATTAGAGTATTCCTCTACACCTGGTACTCCCTTTTCATCTAATGCTTCTATATTAACCAAACCTGGTATTATAATTTCATTGAGTGCAGTTAAATCTTCAAGTTCAGTTTTAATGTCTGTGAATGCTGTTGGAGGTGGGATTGCTTCTGGAGTTCCTACAGTTATCTTATACTTGGGAGTTCCATGTCTAATGATAGCATTTGCTAAAGCTTCATCAGTTGCTACCTTCCTATCTATTGTTTCCTTTGAAGGTTCTATTAAAGACATACCATAAGGATCACCTGGATTTGAGAAAAATTTAAGATGAATTATATCAGTTGGAAGAAGAATAGTACTTTGTAACACTCCCTTAATTTTTTGTTGATATCCTGTAATAACTCCAAATTTATCATAGTTAATATTCATTGTAACAGGATCAACTGTTTTAAGAGCAACTACGTCATCCGCAGAAGTTTTAACTACTTCTATAAAAGCATCTCCATATATTAATGCATATACTATATTATCCAATAATACTGAATTGAGATCTATCCTATCTAAAACATATTGAACTAATTTCTTAGCATTTTCATCTTCTGATATAATATTGTATCCAACCATTACAGCATTCCAAGCTGTAGTATTTATAGCTGCAAATACCGTATTTTCTCCCTCATAGTAGTCTCTATATTTCTTTAGGGATGCTTCACTTCTTTCTGTGGAGGCTCCTATACCTCCTCCCTTGGTAGTCCCACCAGTAGCTATAATTGTCTTGGGTTGACCAGTTACATCATCTAGATATATAGACCTCTTTTTTAGAGTTATAGGAAATCCTTTACGAATCCTACTTAATATACTCATATTTACGCCTTTACTTCTTTTAAACTTCCTTTCTTAGTTCCAGATAAGGATATTTCAATAGTAGAAACATTCCTTTGTTCGAATGGTTCACTACCTACTTTTATGGTGTATACTGGATTTTCAAGATAATCTCTAACTAAGATAGCTAATATATCAATTGCTCTCTTAATATTATTTCCTCTTGCTATAATCTGTAGGCTATTTTCTTTTCCTAAAGAGTAAAAACAAGCTGATATATATCTTGATATATCTTTTCCACCAATAAATATTTGTTCAACCATTGTATTTATCTCTCCTATATTTTTGTGACTTTATAATCTTTTATAACATCGGACTTTTTCTTTTCCACAGGTGTCTTCTTAAGCATATCTTTAATCTCATTCCAATCTATTGGATGATCTTCCTCCTCAAATTGAGATGCTTGTATAGCAAATGATGTGGAGTCTATACAATCATCATGAGCTCCTCTTGGGAAATATATCATTTCATTTTCCCAATCAGATAAATCTGGATTCAAGAATATACGACCAGTCTCAAACAATACGGACAGTCTTACTACCCTAGACATCCTATCATTAACTATTGATGGTTTGACAGGAACTATTGGTAATGTAGTTGATTCTATTAATTGATCAACTATCATTTTTTGTTGAGCAGCCTGATCTATTCCTATTCTTGATGGATTCCATTTAGCATCGAAAGATCTTATTAATTCGAATTGTTTAAATAGGGATGCTTTAGTTCTTAAACCATCCATTATATATATTTGTCCTTCGTGGACTCCTATTATAGTAATTGTAAAATAATCAGTCTCATCTCCCTTTGATGATAAATCTACTCCCATATATGTTTTAAAGGGTTGTGGAATCATCTTATATTTTTCAATTGCTAATTCAATCCATTCTCTTTTAATTGGAGAATCCTCCGAAGATACTATTTCATTCTGGTATTGCATTTCAAAACCAATGTTTCCCATACCAGCTTTTCTTTTCATTAATTCTTCATAAGGCCATCTCTCAGGCCAGAGAACTTCCTTTTTTTCCTCATTAAGTATTGCTCTATAAACTGCAGTCTTATAATTACTTAATTTCTGTAGGTAACTATGAATATCATTTTCATGCCATTTTGTTCCTATAGAAATTATTTTTCCAGTAGGTTCAAGCATAGGAGTTATAGTTGAATTATACCAATCCACTAATTCCTTCCTTCTATGCTCAGTTTTTGAATTGCTTTGATCTGTAATATCATCCAATACTATTATATCATAGTGACCACCAACCATCCCAGCAGTCACTCCATATACAGTAAAGGTAGGTTCCTTATTGGCCCTTCCACCTTTACCAGCTCTTAATACTCTGAGATTGGATCTAGACCATTCAGAGTATCCTTTTTGTTGACCAAATATATCTATCAACTTCTTATTAGCTTCAAGAGAAAGTTGAACTAATGACATCATTTCATTGGCTTTATCTTGGTTTATAGTTACCGTTAGAACTCTAATATCTGGGTTCTTAACTATTTTCCAAGTGATATATGCTCCTACCAATACGGACTTTCCATGTCCTCTAGGAGCCAGTAAAGAGATATACCGGTTATTTTCGAATAGTTCTATCCATTCTTGATGGAACTTATCACACTTAAGACCAAGTATGTCTCTTGTGAATGCTATTGGATCTAGTGAATATACCAATGCATCGGTATTTGGATTCTTCATGATTAGTAGATAAAATAAAACATGAAAACATATCTTTTTGATTAGTAGGTATTATGGATTTAGTTTTATAAATCAAAACCAAAACTGAACGTCAAATTTAACAATTCTTTAGCAATAAATAATATACCAAAGAAAGGAAGTATCCACTTTGCACAGCCTTCTAACCAACTATCAATGTCCATTTTATTTCCTCTATTTATTTTAACTTTATACTACATACCAATAGTTTGGGGGCAATCTAATAAAAGATTCATTAAAACCATTGGTCTGACTCATTTTGTTTTATCGCCCGCTTTATCTCATTATAAGAGTTAATATAATTATTCAACTGGTACTTCTTCTGTATCGTTTCTGTGCTTTAACCAGTTTATAACAGCTCTTATTAATGGAGCTACTATAAGTAGCACACCTGCATATTCAGGATACGAAAGTGAAATGTCTGGAAATATCACATCTATTGCATATGTTAAACCAGTGATTGCAAGTAGTGTCAATAATTCATATATATATTTTTGAAAGGTAATCTTGGCACTATAAACTGATA